TTAAGCGGCTACTATAGCAGAATTTTTATGTTCTTCGACTTTATCTTTTACATAGGATGCATACCAAAAAACATCCTTCTCACTTAGTCGAATCGGTTCAGCAATTTCACCTCTCTTGATCATCTTGTAAAACTTGGTTTTACCGACAGAGAGTAGGGCCATGAACTCTTTGGCCCGTATTCTAGGATCAATCTCCATTCACCCCTCCTTACTTTCCGCTTTATTCTTCAACTGATGATATTCCTCAAGGACACCTTTGGTGATTTCCCAAACTTGATCTGGTGTCCACTTCTCCCATGGATGCATTAGTTTTAATTCGCAAAGGCCACCATATAGCTTTCTTGTAAGCTTCTCGAACCGATCTTTTCTGACAATATTACCATCTCCATCAAATTCGAAATCCTCAGGCTTTAACATTGGATCTTGAAATTCAGGTCGTCTTAAATCGAATTCTGTCACTTCTTCACTCATCCCTCAGCTCCCGATTCAACATCCAACAACATGCTGCCTTCCTCTGGATATTCGGTCATCCAAAAGTAATAGCCTTTGCCGCTGTGCCCATCTTCAAAGAATTTAATAGTTAGCTCAGTTTCAAGTTGATCTATTTCATTTTCACCATCTGGATTAACAAATTCGAGAAGGCTTTTTAATTGGTGACCATTAAGAGTTATGCTCATTGTTCAGCTCCCGATTTGCTTGCTATATCAACTCTAGGCATCCAGTGCGTTACTTTGTTATTTACCTCAGTCCATTGTTCCTTTGAGAAGGGCGGGAATATGAAGAATTTCCCATCCAAATAGACCGCATCTACAATTCTTCGCTCAGCATTAATTAAGATGTCTACATAATCATGGTCATCTGGCTTCATGAAGTCAGTTGATATCCAGACTGGCACCGCCTGAGCTTTGGCTTTTCTTTCAAAAAGAAACCACGCACCATTCGTCCAATTAGCAGAAACACACATTTTTCCGCTCTTCTTTGTGTAGCACCCAAGCTTGTTATTGAAGATTAATTGCTCTCGTCTGATACTGTCTTGAATTTCCTTGATAGACTCAAACTCACTTCTTAACTTATTCAAATCTGTCATGCTGCCACCTTATCCTTGTTGCTGTATTGCTTGATTTACTGCATTGATGTCATTTGAAGGAGCTTTTTTACCTTCTGACAATTCTTGCTCGTTTTTCTCAGCCATAACGGTTTGCCATGTGGTTTCACCATTTTTGATTGCACCAAATACAGCACGAAGATCATCAATTTGAGCAGGGGAGCATTGATCAAGAGGGCATCCGATATAATCAACAAGATTTTGCGCCTTAACTCCAATATTGCTAAATGAGTCAACAATCTGTTTTCGGTATTTTTCAGGATCTTCTTTGATTCCGCTTTGACGTGTTTGTAGAATTAAATGCTCAGCTTCATCCTGTAAATCACCTGGAATAATACGAAGTCCAGCATTACGAATAGCTTTTGAAATTGCCGCATTTCGCTTATTAAGCATTTCATCTTCAGTGGCAACAACCTCATATACTTTTTGACCCTCACTATTGAGGCGCTCACTAACAACATCACGACCCGCAATTGCCTTGCGTTCCACTGTTTTATTGATTTTTATGTCTTGTGGGTATGTTGTATTTGACTCAAGATCAGTTACTGAGACGCGATGAATCTCCTTATGTTCATCTTCAAATATCATTGTTGTTTCAACAAGAATATTTGTCATACAGCGAATTGCGACCTCAACAAAACGTATTCCTAAACCTGTTACAGATCGACCACCTACGGGCTTTTTGTAGTAAGTAGATGTATTGTCAGCAAATGAAGGGCGACGGCATTCTTTTAAAAGGTCTTGGCGCACAGCATCCCAATTTCTAGGGCGATGCATAGCCATCATATAACGCGCTTCAACTTGAGCCTTTGCTTGTGCTGCAAGTACGTTTGCTGCTGTTTCAGCTTGAGGAACAATGCCTTGATTTAATGTTGCAAGCATATTCATTGTTATTCTCCTAGAAATTCTTTCTTAGCCCATAAAGGCAAATCAATTGGTTGAATCTGTTTTGTGTAGCCTTGCCACTCATTTGACTCTTTGCACTGGAGTAGAGTCAGCATTGCAGATCGGCGTTTTTGCTCACCAATAAACAGCATTTCATCCGATGCGTAATAGATGATTGACTCATGCGGATCGTCTTCTTCTACTGCAAAAAATAGGAAAGAAGGGTTGTAATCTTCACCGTAATAAGCCTTGTATCCATTGATATACATAGCTGCTGAAAGTGAGTAGTCATAGTTTTGGCAACTTCTTGAAAATGCATTCGCACGCGCATCCGTTGTCTTTTTGATGTCTACAATTAACCCGTTAGGGAAATATTCACTTGTTTCAGGTGCTACATGCCAATCAGGGCGAATACGACATTCAAGACCAGTTTCTTCATCATCAAAAAAGATCGAAGCTTCACGAATACCACCCGATAAAATCATGTTGTACATAGGGTGGCGTTTCATTGCTTCCGCAGCTTTCGCGGCTGCTTGATATTGTTCTTCGGTAATGATTGCCTTGTTTGCATTGTCCTGTAAGAACTTTGCTATTGCTTCTTTACCTACATTTGTTCGCTTATTAACGATTGGTTCGATTGCAACTTCATCGTTAAAAACTTCTGGTTCAAGGAATAGAACATGAACCGCAGTACCAAGTGCCATTGCAGGAGTCTGCTTGTGTTCCTTATCACTCATATGCTCAGCAAAGAAGTGGGCAGGAGAACGCAGAATGGTTTTAAGCTGAGAGCTACTAACAGCCGAATGAGCGTGATACGCTGCATTCGACATGTTATGTACCAAAACTGGCGCATTCATAATCTTCTCCTAATTCTTTTCTGCTAACTTTTTGAAGTGTTGACACATACTTCTGACTACTTTGAACAACCACTTTTCTTCTCTTTGAGTTGTATGTCTTGATGTGGTAGTGAAGAGTTGAACCACATGTTCATGACATTCTTGGCTATACCATTGCTCCAAGAAGTACTCTTCAATAGTCTTGAATCCGCAACTGCCGCGATAAGCAGTCCAAGCGCAATCCCAACAACGGATAGTTACTTGAAAAGCTTGTTCGCCATACCAGACAATAAATACGTCAATTGGATCTACACCGTTGCTTGCCGGAATGTGGTGCGCATGTACGCTTTTAACTTCCATCACCCACCTCTCAACTCATTGATTTTTTCTTCAACGGGCACGTAATCAACACGTACTCCGCCTTGAGTCATTTCTTCTACAAGCATCTTGAAGTAGGCCATAGCCTCAGCAAGTGTAAAATCTGTGCCAGCAGCAGGACGACGAATAAGCACATCCATAGCTTCAAGTAATTTTCTTTTCTCATGTACTTGCATCACACCACTCCCGCTTCTTCATCTGCCAATTCTTCGGCGTAGTACTCTAGCTGTTTGTTTAAGTCAGCCACTTGTGTTGATGTAAGTTGAAATAGAAGACCGATTGGAGTCTCTACATATTCAGCACCAACAACTTCAACATGTGTGCGGTCATCTACAACAAGTTGGTCGTAAAACTGGTCTTTGCTGTCCTCTGGATTCATTAGAGAACCAACCACACGAACTTGCTTAACAACATCGGCAACTATCTTGCATTTCAAAGTTGCGCAACCGCTTTCCAGTTCAAATAAAACTGTGTTGTCATTAACTTCAAACTCACCAGACACTTGAAGCATTGGGAAAGAAGGGCACAGCAACTCGGGTTTAAGGGCTAACATATTCATGAGTTAGTACCTCTCAGCTTGTCTGCAAATGCATTGCGTTCTTCACGAGTTTTGAACTCGTAAGTGACTGCATAAACTAATGAATTGTGTTGAGTTTCTTTGTTTGGCTTAGGTAGTTCTGAATTAACCTTAATCGTGCGAGGTGCAATTCTGAATTTGAAACTTGGGAACTTCTCTTGATTCAAAAAGACGCCAATATTGCAGTTAAGCGCTGTATCCCAATGTTCTTCACCACCATCACCTGAATACTGAACATTCTCACCAGCTAGTAGGGCTTGGTGTGCCTCCGCACCGCTAATCAAGACTGGGTCTTTTTTATCAACCAATTTCAAGATGTCTGGAGAACACCAACGGTTGTCACCGTTTACATCAATATGAATTTCATCATAGAGCTGCAATTCGATTACTTTTGCGATAGTGCCTTTTTTGAAAATTATTTCTGCACCACTTCTAGTGTAAAAATCTTCCAGAAGCTCAACTTCGTCACCGATTTTGTAGTTATCCATGAGAGGGCTCCTTAACTAAAGGCTCTTCATAAATCCATAGAGTTTTGCCACTGCCATAACGAACAGAGTAAACACCTGTTCCATCTGTATTGATGATCACACCTAGGTCATATGCAGCTTGACGGTCTGAAATCTCAAAACCTTTTGCCTTCATACGATTTACAACACCTCTTGTATAAGGGCGTTTTCCTTCTGCTTTTGCATCTTTTACACATTGAAGAACTTGCAATTGACGTTCTGATAAGTTGAGAGAATTTGACATCACTTCACCCCCTCAACCTGAACGCGCACATACATATTCTGTTTTGCTTTGAGTTCGTTTACGTGTTGCTCGTCGGCACAGCCACGCAAGAAGGTAAATACAATGAAGGTGATAACCCAGAAAGCTAGGAATGCTTTCGAGCCATCCTTAAAGGCTTGGCTAAGCTTGTACTTTTCAATTCTTTGTTCCATAATCTTCTCACTCATTGAGTAAAAGTCCCTGTCCGTCGAAAGCTAGGGGCTTTTTTGTTATCTGGTGAGATAATAGTAAACGTGGTGTTTACTATAGTCAAGAAAAACAGCAAACAAATGTTTATTATTTTGTTTTCTTGTTTCTAAACATAGACATAAAAAAAGACCGCATAAAGCGGCCCTTTTGAAACACTATGTTTATTTGTTTACGGAAGTGAGTTTTGTACATTAAATGCGTAAGCAACTACACAAAACTCTTGCTCAAGAATATCTTCGGCTGTGAGTATTTCCTCTGGATATTCATCTTTGTTTTCGCTAACTATACGAACACCACCTTTTGGCATCCTGTATAAATACTTAAATTTAAACAAACCCCCATGGTTTATTGCATAAATTTTACCGTCAACAATATTTGTTCTACCTACATCAACATAGACGGTCGCACCGTTGTTAATAACAGGAGACATTGAGTTTCCAAATGCTGTTAGCGCATAAGCGTTTGAAGCTTCAACACCATATTGCCTTAAGGTCGCCTTACTTAATCTTAGTTTTCTTGTTTCATTGCCGACCATTTCAGCTAAAGACCCCGATCCACATGACACTAATACCTCTTTATAAAAGGGTATCTCCACTTCGTCATTATCTACTGGAGTGTCCGAATCCCACTCTACTACTTTAGTTACATTTCCCTGTGCCTTGCTTCCTTCCCCTTTAAGAATCCAATTTGCACCAACACCAAAAATAGCAGCAGCTTTAAGCGCGCCTGCCTTTGATACACCACGTTTCTTCCAGTTTGTAATTGTCTGTGGGAACTCGTCAATAGCTTTGGCGGTTTCTTCTTGTGTCATTCCGCTTGCTTCTAAAAGTCTTAACACCGATGGGTGGGTTGGCTTTTCGTCTTTCATCACAGTATCCAGGGTTTCCATTAAACACATTATCCAAAAAAGTAAACACTTTGTGTTAAACAAATGATTTGACAATAGGAAACATGATGTTTACTATGTACTAAACAAATGTTTACTTGAGGCGACCATGTCAATTGAAGCTGACAAAGAAATTCTCTTGAAGCTTGGTGGCTCTACAAAAGTGGCAGAGCTGCTTGGCTTCAAAGATAAGCAACGTGTCCAGAACTGGATGAAGCGTGGAATACCAGCAAAGATCAAATTGCAGTACCCACACATTTTCTTAAACCCAAATATTCAAAGTCATAACGCTGCATAGGAATCACCATGAGCAAAGTATCAAATGAATTGCCTGCAAGCGCTAGCAATAACGAATCGCTCATATTGCAAGCACTAAATACTAGCAATCAAAGAAATGTGGCAGAGATGGTTGGAGTAGATGCAAGCACTTTATCAAGAATGAAAAGTGATAAGAAAAACAATGGTTTGACAGAGATTGAGTTTATTAGCTTTTTGTTGACTGCCATTGGTTTGAAGGTTGTGCCTGAAAGTGATGTTTATTGCTCTCCTGAAATTGCAGAAGCAACACGTGTGATGTTAGCACGTGCATTTACATCACCAGAGTACATGCGGATTTTATTCAAATAAAAAAGCCTGATTTCGTGGATCAGGCTCAATGTTCAATCGGAGAAGAACCAAATGAACTATCTAATATTAGCAGACATTGAACTAAATCGGAAGATTAGTTTGTTTCAAAAAGCGGTTGAGGCTTATGTGCTTAATCGAACTCTCGAAAACTCTATGGCATTGGCTAAAGCGAAAGCTGATTTAGCTGCATTTGTATTGAGAGGTGTTTGATGGGTGCATCAATTCCAATTATTAAGTTGATTGAAGCTATGAACGAACAGCCAATAGCATTCAACAAGCACTATGTATTTTTAGGATGTGGGATCAATGGAGCTTTAATGCTCTCACAATTGGTCTACTGGACTTCTCGCACTAAAGACAGTGAAGGTTGGATCTTCAAAACACATCATGAGTGGACTCAAGAAACTGGTCTTACTCGTCGTGAGCAAGATACGGCTAGAGCAACACTTAAATCACTTAAATTCATCTCTGAAAAAAAGATGGGTGTGCCGCGTCGTGTTTATTACCGTGTAGAGCGTGAAAACCTATATCAAGCTTTGATCGAATACTCTGAAAGCATTGATATTCATAGTATGCACAATTCCGCCATACTGAATGCACAGAACAGCCATACTGAATGCACAAATGCGCCAGACTGTATGCACGAAAGCGCCACACTGAATGCACAAATCCGCCCATCTAATACAGAGAATACATACAGAGAATACACAGAGAATACTAAAGATATTATTTGTGCTGAATCAGCGCCAAAAACACAAAAATTCAAAGCAAAAGATTTCTTGTTGAAAAACGGAGTATCTGAGCAAACAGCAACTGAATATCTTGATCTTCGCAACAAGAAGAAAAAACCAGTTACTCAACGAGCTTTACAACTTGTTTTCAAACAAGCTCAGGAAGCAAAGCTAAGCAATGAGCGTGTATTCCAAATTATCGTTGTACGTGGCTGGGAATCTTTCAAAGCAGCTTGGAACTGGCAAGAGACAAATACAGAGCTTGAGCAATTAGAAAATCCAGTTGTTGAGCAACAAGAAACAGCTCCAACAAAAGCCCCAGTTTTACTTCGCAAAGAATACAAGGGGGCTAAATAATGGATTACTTACATTCAGTTGCTACTGAGCAAGGTGTATTAGTTTCTTTGTTATCTCTTACTGATGGGGTGGATCAATACGTTCAACGATTAAATCGTGATTACTTCTCTGGCCGTCATCAAATTATTTTTGACGCAATCAAAGCAATCCATGATCGCGGTGAGCAAATCGATTTCATCCTAGTATGGGATGAGATTAAGAAAAATCCTTTAAACCTGCATCACATTGATGAGCAGTACATGCTTACGTTGAATGCAGAAGCGCCTACGCTTATTTCAACGCTAGAGCAACACATCGAGAAGCTTCACCGCTTAATGGTTCGTCGTAAGTTTGTAGATATCTCTGTGCTTATGCAGGGGATGGCTAAAGACTTCACCACAAACCTTGATGAGATGCTAAATAAAACTCAGAACATGATTGCTGAAATCGGTGACAACTCTGAGAAGAAATCACTTACCTATGTGAATGAGTTTGTAGCACGTCTCTATGTGGATCTAGAAGAAACTCGCATTGCACGTGAGAACGGCACTTATGTTGAAACAGGCTTAAGAACTGGATTCATTGCGCTAGACAACAAAATCGGTGCTTTACGTCGTGGCAATTTTGTTTTGATTGGTGCTCGTCCTTCAATGGGTAAAACAACATTTGCTCAAAACATCATGAGCGATATGTCAATCAATCAGGATCTTGTAGTTCAGTTCCATTCATTGGAAATGACAGAAGAAGAGATTAGAGACCGTATCGTTTCGGGTGTTGGTCAAATCAAGCTACGCAACATCAAATCCAAATACTTGGAGGATGACGACTGGGGTCGCTTAGTTCAGGCAAACAAAATGCTTGAAGGTGCCAAATTCGCAATCGATGACACTGCAAACGCATCACTCTCGGATGTTCGTCGTCAAGCACGTTTGCTTAAAGCTAAGTATGGCCGTGTAGATGCAATCTTCGTTGATTACCTACAAATCATGAAAAGCCCAGTAGTTACTGACAACCAAGTTAAAGCTATTGGGGAAATCTCAAAAGGGCTGAAAGCAATCGCGAAAGAATTTGATTGCGTTGTATTCGCTCTATCCCAGCTTAGCCGAAACTTAGAGAACAGACCTAACAAACGTCCAGTAAATGCTGATCTTCGTGAATCAGGGCAATTAGAGCAGGATGCAGACGTAATTCTCTTCATCTATCGAGATGAGGTCTACGACAAGAAATCAAAAGATGCAGGAACCGCAGAAATCATAATTGGTAAATGCCGCGATGGTGAGGTGGGAACTGTGCGTCTAGGTACTGATTTGGCAAGAGCAACTTTTGCGGATCTTGATCCTGCATATCTGGCTAGCTTGCAAGAAATGGAGAGTATGGCATGAACCCAAAACAACGAGTAATCGCATTCCAAAACGTATTTGACATTTTGTTATTCGCTACACATGCAACAGAGCCTTTCACCATGAAGGATTTGCATGATTATGTGTTGGATGCACCTAAAAACACTATCCAATGTTATGTGCAAGACCTAATCAAAAGCGGATACCTAGAAAAAGATTCATATGCAACTTACAAGGCGACTCAGTATGCGAAGGACTTGCTGAACGTAAAAGGGGAGCTTGTAGCATGAAGAAACAACGCAAAGCTCCTAAAGCTCAACACTTCCAATTGTCTTGGAATGTATTTAATGCAGTTGAGATCGTAGAGCAGTACGAAAAGCAGTCGGGGGATACAAGCGGGCAGTTGCCTTTACCAGTGCTTATGAAGATCTACCAAGGCTCGTTACTCACAGCACTACAGTTTGGAACTATTCCTAATCATCAGACCTATGGTGTGACGTTCTTTGCAAAGATCAAGAAGGACTCAGGCGAGGAAGGGATTGTAGAGCGTGGCTTTCGCATAGATACCCCTATGAAGCTATCAGAGTTCATTAACGGCTATTCAGACTGCTATGTGAACAAAGGGCAAGGACTTAAAACAAAAGGATGGAAAGGCGCTAAAGAAGAGTGGCTTTCAATGATGGATGAAGAATTCAAAGGCGATACATGTCTTGATGCTTGGGCGGTGGCTAATTGTTTGTATAGGGGGAAAGCGGCATGAATCAAGTGAATGATACCCCATGCGGTGCTTGTGATATTGGCGTGTACAACGAAATAGCTTGCTTGAATAAAACAGCACGTGCATTTGGAGCAATGTCATCAGAAGAGCGCAAGGCAAATATGCCTCGCTGCAAGAACTTTGACCGTGAATGCATTGGCGCTAAAGACTATAACCAATTAATAACAGAGGTTGATGCTCACCTTGAAAGCATGACCAAACGTGACGGGGTGAAGGGATGAACACAGAAACCAAATTGCTGAAAATTAAAAGTGACTTGTATTGGCAAGCTGATATTGCTGTTCAGCAAGCATTTGAATTAGGTCAATCAGAAGATGTGGCTGCTACCAAGGCAGAGCTTGAAGAAACATTGAAACATGCTCAAGAAGCATATGAGTTCTTCAAAGTAGTTATGACCCGTTTTTGTATTTCTGAAAACCATCTGGAAGGCACAACAAAAACCTATCTTCGTGAGGTTGGTGTGCAACTAGAAAAAATAAAAGGATTGAAGAAATGAAAGCACAACAATTTATCAAAGACCACGGTTTAGAACGGGCGAAAGAATTATTAAAGCGTCTACATGAACTTGGTTGTCCTGACGATATGCAAATCACTGTAATTAATGGTATGTGGCATCGCACAGCTAATGGTTTTACTTATCCTGAATTAAAACGCCTCGTGGAGTCGGTGGATAAAGTCAATCAGCGTGGTGGTTATTTAGCAACTAAAGAGTTGTTGAGCTTCTCAATTGTTCACCAAGAAGCCTTTGGAAAGGATGCTGTTAGCGATGAGACGATTAATTCATTGAAGGGTGAAATCGCCGATTACGAGTCGATCTACGGAGAAGGGAATGAGAAAATTTAAAAGTGAAGTCATTGCCACTCTGAAAGATTTTAAAGATCTCTACAAACACGATTGGCATGAACTTGGTGAATCAATGCAGTTTTATAAGCAAGCCTTCCGTGATTTCGCTTATGCAACAAAGCTCCTACTTCTTTGTGTGCTTGGGGTTGTTTGTTGGGTAGTAGCTCCTTTCCTTATTCCTGTTGCCATATTAATTCGATATTTCCGTAAAGGAGCCAGCCATGAGTGAGTTTAAAGTCGCTGTTATAGAAGGTTCTAACGGAATTGATTTGTACAGAAATAAGGATTGTGTTGCGAAAAGTCGCTTTAGCTATACAAGTGAGCAAGCAAAGAGAATTGGTGATCGTCAGCTAGAGCGCTACATGAAGATGGCTGAAACACTAGGCGACGACTTCCCCATAGAAAACCACATCAGCCCGCTGTGTAAATCAAAGGATGTTTGAGATGGATAACAAGAGCAGAAACCTTGAACTAGAAGCGTGGCTAATTGAAACAACAGGCGAAGAGATGATGGCTAATCATCTCGGGCCTAATTGGAACAGATTTGATGATGAATTTGGCTTCTATCCAAATATGGGTATGACAGTTGCTGATTTGGTATGGCAGCACCAGCAAGCAAAAGTGGAGGGGCTGCAAGAAGAATTTGCCGAAGATGAACGATTCTTAAAAGAGCAGATAAAAGACAAAGATTTAAAAATCTCAAATCTTGAATATCTACAAAGAATGGATAGAACACTAATTCAAACTTTGTGGGGTAGAAGTGCAGCACTACAAGACGAGGTTAATGAGCTGCAAAAGCAATTAATAGATCAAGGGCAACGATTCAATGAACAAGCTCAGGTGGTTAAGGATTTAGAGTTCAAGAATGGAGAGCTGCAAAAGCGGGTGGGCACTCTAAAAGTGCGACTTTCAGAAGCAACGGGTTTGATTGTTGAAGATTTAGAGCAAGCGCTCAAGGGGGAAGGATGAAAACTACTTGCAGCAAAATCATCCTAGCTACCCGCAAAAAGGGAGAGCACATGGTTATTGAGTCGGATTATGACGGTTACTACTTGCAGCGTGTTTTCAATGCAAGTAAGCATTCTCATTCATATATCAGCTATGACCCTAATAATCGGACAGAATGGCAGAACAGTCAGGTCGTTGATCATTACGGTCTAAACACTTTGAAAAGCCAGTTACTCAATATTGGTTATCGAATTGATTGGGATGCTTTCAATTTCTTACTTCTCAAGAAACAGCTTTCATGGGGTGACCAATGACCACATTCAAAGAGGCTCAAAGAGTTCAATCACTGAAGGCAGCAAGATCAAAACGCTTTAATAGAGTGCCTACAGAAGATCAAGAACAGATGACGCTCATGAGTTGGGCGCATCGTGTGAAGTATGGTTCAGGTCGTTTGAGTGATTACTTATTCCATATTCCCAATGGTGGATCTAGAAACATCATTGAAGCTGCAAAGTTTAAGAAGTTAGGTGTGAAGGCTGGTGTTCCAGATCTTCAATTAATTGTTCCAAATGGTGAGGTGCACGGGCTTTGGATTGAGTTGAAGGCAAACAAAGGAAAGTTACAACCAAGTCAAAGACTCATGATCCAACGCTTAGAAGAACAAGGCTACATGTGCAAAGTCTGCTTCGGTGCGGATGAAGCCATAGATGAAATTAAAAAGTATTTGATGATATGAGGTGGCGTGATGGACATATTTCTAGCAATTGTTTTTGTTTGCTTTCTATTTGCAGCAAAAGTTGACGGAATAGCAGGTGGGATTATTTACACAGTAATTATCACAGCCTTCCTTGGCGCAATTACAGCAATAAATATTTACGGTTAGGGGTGATGGTATGAATGCAGTAGTAACGGAAAAATTATCAAATCTTGAATGGGTTGGTCAGCAAATGAGAGCTAAAACGGCAAGCTATGAAACGTCTACTGCATCGACAGGAGAGAAAGCGCCTACTTGGGAAGAACGTTGCGGGGCCATAGCTTCAATTGAAGATGAAGCAACTAAGGCATACTGTGAGATGTTGGTTTGGGGCGATTCAAGAGACACGACACAAGCATTCAAAACACTTGTAGAGCATATTGGTGAAATATTACATGAAGCAGCAAGCAAAGAGCGTCAGCGTCACCACTTTGATTTGAAGCTGTTCTGCATGAAGGTAGCCAGAATGCAGGTTTTTTTTAAGATGCGTCCAGTCATTAAAGAAGATCGTACTTTGCAGGGACAATTGAAGTTCTGCGGGATTGAAGAGATCAAAGCTGACACATACAGCAAGAACTATGCTTATCTTGGCGCAATGGTGGATATTATTCTGAAAGACATGGAAGACGAAATCGATTTCTATGTGGGGCTATACCGTAAAAAGCTAAACAATTGACAGCTAAACGGATTTAAGGTAATGTTTTTCTATACTGGTCGTATTACGGATTTCCGAAGACCAACACATCAAAGCTCATCATCCGATGGGCTTTTTGCTTTTTTGGGCTTTTTGCTTTTTGGAGCATTCAAAAATATTAAAACCCATAATCAATAGTTTGCTGATTAGCTAAAGACTGTTTAGGTAAACACGTAGGGATGCACGAAAGTCATCACAACCCATGCAGTTCATCGCGCATGGATGGGATATGCAGGAAATACATACCAGATTGGGAGTGATGCCCCGCCATTAAAATAGATCTGAAAGCTGAAACGTAAAATACTGTGCCCATCCAGTGGTTTTATAAAGTAAGTGAGTAGCGGTAGGCCACAGTACTGTTATAAAGCTGTGGCAATTCTTTCTGGAGGTTCTATGCTCCGAATCATCAGGCAAGTATTCTGTTTTCATGTTTGGGAATATGAATCCGACATGTTCAACCAGAAAGAATGCAGAAAGTGTGGAAAGATTAAGTGTTTGTAGCCCTGTCGTTTGACGGGGTTTTCTTTTTTGGAGAATACCAATGGATGGTTATGGCATTGGCAAAGACGGTATTGGATTGGGGTGAACATGATTATTTATGAAATGATTTATCACTCTGGTCCAGAAGATTACACAAGTGACTTCTATAAAGAGAATAGCGAAAAGTCTAGACGTCATTTCGTTAATCAGATTTCAAAAGATACAAGGCAAACATTATCTGATTATTTGGCAGATCCAAATTTTAATAAAGAATTATACGCCTATGTGATCGAAGCTTTTGAAGAAGAAATTGAAACACTCAATCACATGAAGGTTGAATTTATTAAGAATGGACGAGTTAATCATTCATCTTACATATCAATAGTAGTGGCTGAAAGATTAGTCAAGGATGTTTGAACATGGACACAATCGAAGCGAAGAAGAATTTAGAAATATACAAACGTAACCTCAGCCGGCTAGAAGATTACAACCATTTGTTCAGTGGGCATATATTCAAAACCGAATGCTTCCGTGAAGAAAAAATTCTAAAAACTAGAATAGAGAACTTAGAAAATGCGCTCGGAAAAGAGGCTAAACGAAGTAAGAGCGCTACCATGCGTTAGATGCGGATATCTTCACTCACAAGCGGCTCATTCTAATTCTGGTAAGCATGGCAAGGGAAAAGGAATAAAGGCCTCAGATGCCTTTACAGTGCCTTTACAGTGCCTTTATGCCACAAATGTCATTTCCTATTCGATACCTACCAATTAGGCACAAGACAAGAATCGGAAGCACTATTTAGTGATTGGTTAGAAAAAACAGAGCGGATGCTTAATTTAAATAACAATGAAGAGGTTTTCTGATGGGAACTAAAGCAACAAAAGCTAAAATGATCGAACGAGCATACGAGTTCGCAGAAAAGGTTATCGCTGAAAACCAATGCATTATCAATCACACTAATATTCCAGAAGTTAGTGCGCGTGCTGCTGACCTGGTTGAATTGGCCAAATCATTTAAGCTTTTACTTTCAGATACACATGAAGATTTAATTAAGCTTGAAAACTACGGCAATGATGATTATCGTGGTTAAACACCACATCTCGAGACTAACGTGAAAGACATCTACCTTTAATTATGGATAGATAAGTCTTAAGTCCTGAAATGCAGAGCCTGGCAGAAATGACGGGCTTTTTTTGTGAGAATTAAAATGGAAAACCAACATCGTAAAATCAAAGGCTATCGTGAACTTTCTCAAGAAGAAGTTGACCTAATGAATCGCATCAAAGAGAAAGGTGCGGAATTACTTGCACTTCAAGCTGAATTGGTAGAGATGCTTGATAGTAATGCAAATAGCAAACTATTAGCAGCTAGAGAATCAATTAAAGATATCTACCCAGATGAATATGTGGGTAGCATAATGAAGGGTACTACTGAGCAATGCCAAGAATATATTCGTTTTGATCAAGCAGAACCATTTCGTTGGGCACAAATTGGAAAAACTGACATTCAGACAGGCATCATGGCTCTAGTTCGTGCTGTTGCGCAACCAATAGGTTGTTAAGCCACCCTCGGGTGGTTTTTTATTGCGAGGTCAGAATGGAATTCCGGCAAGTTGTTAAGAACCATTGCGACATTGCACCAGTGACTAACTTTCTTAATGTTAATCATGCTAAAGCAGTAGGCGAAGGGAAGCCTTTGGTTGTATTGATTGCACCTCAAGAGAAAGATCGTTCAAAGGCTCAAAATCGTTTGTACTGGATGTGGCTTAATCAATGGTCCAAGAAGCAGGGAACAGATAAAGATTACGAGCATCTGTTCTTCAAGAAGAACTTCCTAGCAAAAATCTATGATCGTGATGATGTTGGCCAATACAAGAAAACATTCAAGGCTGTTCGAGAGCTTAAGGATTCTAAGCATCCACTCTATCAAGATGTAGCAAACGGCCTATGCGAGTTAATGAGCACTACAGATGCAAGTACAGCTCAATTTACTGAATACCTAAACGACATACACGCATTCTGCTTGAAACAAGGGTGTTATTTGGAAACGCCTGATGATCTTAAATTCGCATTAGAAAAATAGAGGTACAGATGGAAGAACAAATCAAAGGCGCAGAACCCTTAAAGAATTTACGCCATGAAGAGTTCTGCCACGAATATTTAAAAACGCTTAGTCCGGCAAAGGCTGGTGAAGCTGTTGGTTTTAGAACCCGTCAACATGCATGGGATGTCTTACAGCGTGAAGAGGTTGAAGAGCGTATTGCTTACCTCAATGGACAGCGCTTGAACCGGATTGATATCGATGCCGATTATGTCTTACGTCGTTTGGTTGAAATAGACCAGATGGATGTTTTGGACATTATGGATGATAACTTCTGTCTAAAACCAATTGGTGACTGGCCTAAAGTGTGGCGTCAGTTCGTTTCAAACATCGAGAACAATGAAGAGTTTGAAGGTTATGGCGAAGACCGTGAACAAACCGGTTGGCTTAAAAAGATCAAGTGGCCTGATAAGGTTAAGAATCTTGAGTTATTGGGTAAGCACATCTCTGTAGGTGCATTTAAAGACAAGGTGGAGCATTCGGGCAAATTGGAAATTGAGTCACTTTCAAGCTTGATGGATGAATTAAGCAAAGAGGATTAATGAGGAGGGCGTATGCTTAAACCTGAGCATAGAGCAAAACTTATTGATCAGCACTGGCGCTTAAATAATCTTTACTACATTACGAATAAAGAGGGTAAGCAAGTTAAGTTCAAAATGACACTTGAACAGCTTGAATACTTCGAAAACGAATGGACACGTAACATCATCTTAAAGGCACGTCAGTTAGGTTTTACCACTGAGATGTGTATTATCCAACTGGATGCTGCACTATTCATGGCTGATAAATGCGCATTAATTGCTCATACATTACATGATGCAAAGCGTCTGTTCCGTGAAAAGGTTAAGTATGCTTATGATCGCTTGCCACACCTTATCAAAGCAGCCAATCCTTTAGAGATTCAAACTAAAGATGAGCTTGTATTTGTTAAAGGTGGTTCGATCACAGTATCAACCTCATTTCGTGGTGGAACTTTAGACCGTTTGCATGTGTCAGAGTTCGGTAAGATCTGTGCGAAGTTCCCAGATAAAGCACGTGAGATTGTTACTGGTGCATTTGAAGCTGTAAGTCTTAAAGGACGCATCACACTTGAGAGTACTGCTGAAGGTAAAAGCGGCTACTTCTATGAATTCTGTCAATTAGCAGAAAAGTTATTATTACTCAGCAAAAAACTAAGTCCACTTGATTGGAAATTCTTTTTCTTCTCCTGGTGGAAGAATGCTGATTATGAAATTGAACCAACTGAAGAACTACCACAGCGACTAGTTCAATACTTTGAAGATCTGGAAGCAAAGCACAACATTAAAACAACGGCCAAACAAAAAGCTTGGTATCACTCAAAAGAGAAAACTCTTGGCGAGGATATGAAGCGGGAATATCCAAGTATTCCAAGCGAAGCTTTTGCACAATCTGTTGAAGGTGCTTACTACAAGAACCAGTTTAAATTCTTGTATGCCAATAAACGAATTGGTTCATTGCCTTCAAATGATCATTTACCTGTCATGACCTTTTGGGACTTGGGGGTCTCAGACTCTATGGTGATCTGGTTTATTCGGAAGTTATCAGATACTTGCTACCAAGTTATCGATTACTACGAAAACTCAGGCGAAGGTATGCGGCACTATTTCAAAGTGCTTAAAGATAAAGGCTACAAATACAGCAAGCATTATGCGCCACACGACATCAAAAACCGCTCTCTCATGAATGATGGCAAGTCTCGTTTAGATATTGCCAAAGAGGGTTATGTGCTTGATGACGGGGAGAAATACTCAGTCAATTTTGAAGTGGTGCCAAGTATCACGGTGATGGACGGTATTGAACAGGTACGTGAGATTTTGCCTTTATGCGAATTTGATGAATACAAATGTGCAGAAGGAATCACTCATCTTGAGAACTACCGAAAAGAGTGGAATGACAAGCTTGGATGTTGGAAAGACAACCCACTTCATGACATTCACTCTCACGGTGCTGATGGCTTCCGTATGTTTGCTGTGGCTATGAGTAAGAAACAATATGTAACTTCATTAAAACTAGGATTTGCAAGATGACAGACGTTACTACTAAGCATCCTGATTACTTAAAGAACGTTGATCTATGGAGCAAGGTAGAAGACGTTTGTGAGGGTCAGCATAAAGTTAAGGCTGCTAAAGAAAAGTACTTGCCGCGACACAATAAGCAAGACAATTCGCCAGAGGCTATGGCTGCATACGATTCATATTTGGAACATGCAGTGTTTTATGGGGTCACTGGTAAGACGTTGGGGAGTCTTATTGGTGGCGCTTTTTCACGCTTGCCGAATTTTCAAAGACCTGATGATCTTGAATATCTTGAGCGAAATGCAAATGGTCAGGGAGTCGGAATTTATCAGATCGCACAGGCATCCTTACGTCATGTATTAAAGACATATCGATGCGCTTTATATGTGGATTACCCAAATGTAACTCCATCAAAAGTTAGAGCTGATGACTACAGTAAACAAGCCTTTCCAATGATTCACGTGCTTCCTGCTAAGTCAGTAATCAATTGGGATACGATTATTATTGGTAATCAGAAAAAAATCTCACTTGTGGTAATTCATGAGGAAGTTTCAAGTAGAGCTCAGGGTGGATTTAACTTTGAGAAAAAAGATCAGTTTCGAGTACTTCGCTTAGAGGAGATTGAAGGCAGTTATGTTTTTACCATTCAGGTTTACAAGCAAAATACTGATGGCGTATTAACAGAAGAGCCTAAGACAATTCCAACTGATTACAATGGCAAGCGATGGGATTACATCCCATTCACTTTTGTCGGGGCTATCGATAACACCCCAGCAATTGAAAGCGCGCCATTGCTTGAATTGGCTGATCTAAACTTAGCTCATTATATTGATAGCGCTGATTTCCAAGAGTCAGTTTACTTTGTTGGCCAGCCTCAATTCTTTATGGAAAATGTAGATACAACCATGTATGAAATCATTAAAAAAGATGGTCTGTACATTGGTTGTAAGAATGCATTTCCCGTGAAGCTAGGCTTTGCACAGGCGAACCCAAACACACTCTCCCAAACAGCCATGGAAAAGAAATGGGAGCAGATGAAAGAATTAGGTGCTCGATTGGTTCAGGCTGGCTCAGCAAATAAGACTGCTACTGAAGCAAACAATGACGATGCTGTACAGCATTCTGTACTATCTCTTTGTACTGTAAATATCAGTGCAGCAATAACTCAAGCTCTACGTTGGTGTGCAAAATTTGCTATGCCTAATGTGGATTCAATTCTTCCAGAAGAGTTGGTATTTGAAATCTCGAAAGAATTTAGTAAGCCTCAGTTTGACAACGAGCGCTCTAAGCAGCTTTACGATGCATGTGTTGCTGGTAAATATCCATTTAAGGTTTGGCATGAATATCAGCAAACGGGTGAGTTCCCTGATTATTCATATGAAGAGATTCAAGACATGCTTGAAGAAGAGCAAATGAATAGCCCAATGCCTGCTTATAACATGAATGGTGCAAACAATGGATCAAACAACCCAACAGGATCTGTTCAATAATCTGGTTCAGCATCAAGCCTATCTTTACAGACTTTCATCTAGCGAAATTAATTCACTTTTAAACCAATTTAACTCTTTATCAAATGAGATGTTAAGCCAATTAAGAGATTTACTAGATGAATTGTCTGAAGCTGAAAAGTCTGCATTAATGGCAGGGCAGTACACAACACCAGCCCTTAAAGAGATCCGGGCGACAATGCAAACATGGCAATCATCTTTACTTACAACGATTCCAGAAGCATTTACCGTTTCGGCATCAGCATTAGCAGTGAATGAGGCAATATATCAAGCTCGAATTCTTGGAGAGAAAATCAAGGAACCAAATGCTAAGACCTTATACAGCAAGATTAAGAAGCAGCCTATGTCAGGTGGGGTATTGCTTGACTATCTCTTCAATAAGATTGCTGATGATGCCAAAACAAGGGTTGAGCAAGTTATCCGTGATGGGCTCTCTCAAAGTCAAACGAACCAGCAAATCATTCAGCGAATTAAAGGCAAGAAGGCTCTAAATTATCAAGATGGGATATTGGAGCAATCAAGATCTAGTATTTCCACCATGGTGAGAACGGCTAGAAGCCATGTTTCTAATCAGGCAATGTTTGATACTTATAAGGCTTTAGATGTTTCTTATGTGAAGTTCATTGCAACACTAGATAGTCGAACAAGCAAGCAGTGTGCAAGTTTGGATGGCGCTGTTTATAAAACAGATGAACCACACCCAACACCACCACTTCACCCAAACTGTAGAAGCATTATTCTTCCAGTTACGAATAAAGAAGGCACAACCATAGGTAAAAGGCCTTTTAATTCTAAAGTTAGGGATTCAGGTGAAATAAGCACAATTGATTCAAATACATCATTTAAAAACTGGTTTAATGGGCAATCAGCAACTTTCCAAGAACAATGGTTGGGGCCAGCTCGATACAAACTATTCAAAGAAGGTAAATACTCTTTGGATAAGTTTGTGGACCCTTTAACTGGTCAGCCATTCACGCTTGCTGAGCTCAAAAATCTAGATGAAGAAATGTTTAAGAGGCTGGGGCTATGATCTATTTCTTTTGTGTTCTTCTCTTTGTTGCACTTGTATATGGAAAAGCTGACGGCATGGGGGCTTTTGCCTTAGCAATTGTTGATTTGGCATTAATTGCTGCAATCTTATTTTTATGGTGTGCAGATAAAAAGGTGTTCCTATGATCACATCCCAACAACAGCTTATTAATGACCTAATTCTATGGTCTTGGACAGTTCCAAGATAATAACAGTTTTAAAACCTTAGCACCTTCGGGTGCTTTTTTATTGTCTGCTGAAAGCGGATGCCTACAGCGATCGAGTGGAAACTCATTTATTTAGAAAAGGTTGGATAACCAATGAAACTTAAAACGACAGAAGTAAACGGTAAGAAATATGCAGAACTAGATGCAGGTGGCTTGCCTATCTATGTGCATGACGATGGTAAAGAAGTTGGTTTTGATGCTGCTCAGGCAGTGGGAAAAATCAGTTCTTTAAATGCGGAAGCGAAAACTCATCGTGAAGCAAAAGAGGCGGCAGAAAAGTCACTGAAAGTCTTTGAAGGTCTTGACCCAGAAAAGGCTAAAACTGCATTAGAAACTATGGCTAATCTTGATGCCAAAAAGCTTGTGGATGCAGGCGATATCGAGAAGGTCAAAGCAGAACTTACTGATGCGCTTAAAAAATCATACGAGCCACAAATTCAGCAACTTACTCAAGAGCGTGACTCAGTTCAAGCGCAATTGCACAAAGAACTGATTGGTGGTGGTTTTGCTCGTTCGAAGTTCATTCAAGAAAAAATTGCAGTACCTGCTGACATGATCCAAGCGACCTTTGGCAATAACTTCAAAATTGAAGATGGAAAGGTTGTGGCTTATGGCATTGATGGTCAAAAGATCTATTCACGCACCAAGCATGGTGAAGTTGCCGACTTTGATGAGGCTTTAGAAACACTAGTTGGAGGATACCAACACAAAGACTCAATCCTTAAAGGCAACCAAAGCACAGGTGGAGGATATGGTGGCCAAGGTGGCGGGGGAAATAACAACAATGTCGGCAATATGGGCGGATCAATTCAAGAACGCCAAGCCGCTATTGCAGCCAAATTTAATTTAGATAAGTAATTGGAGAGATTATGTCTTTAACTCAAATGCAGGTTTTCAATGAATACATCATGCCTGCCACAATTGAAACTCTTGCCCAAATGGTGCAGAAGTTTAACGCTGCATCTGGTGGCGCGATCCGCTTAACCACTGACGGCTTTACAGGTGACTTCTTACAAGAGTCATTCTTCGCTTCCCTTGATGGTGCTCAACGTCGTGTAGATCGATATGCGACTAATGGTACAGCGCCTATTACAGACCTGTCAGAGATTAAGCACTCTAGTGTTAAAGTCGCAGGTGGTATTGGCCCTGTACGTTATGAACCTTCGCAAATGACATGGTTGCAGCGTCCAACTGCACAGGGGATTGAAGTTGCATCTCGTACATTTGCAAGCTTAATGCTTAAAGACCAACTCAATACGGCAATTGCTGCTCTTGTGGCAGCAATCTCGAATCAAGCAGATGCGACAAATGATGTTTCTGCAACGGCAGGTCTTACTTACAGTGCCATGAATGGTGCACACGCTAAGTTTGGCGATCATTCTGGAAATATCATCACTGACGTCATGAATGGTGCTGCTTACCATAAATTAGTAGATAAGAACTTGGATAATGCTGCGAAGCTATTCCAAGCGGGTAATGTTCGTGTTATCGATATTCTTGGTAAGTTGGTTGTTGTAACTGATGCGCCTGCACTTTACGCAGCAGGAACGCCAAACAAGCTTAAAGTCCTTTCCTTAACTGATGCAGCAGCTATTGTGTCAGACGGTGGAGACGTTGTATCAAACATTGAAACGACCAACGGTAAAGACCGTATTGAAACGACTTTGCAGGTTGATTACTCATTCGGTGTTGGTCTTAAAGGCTACACATGGGATGAAGTCAATGGTGGTAAATCTCCTAGTGATGCAGAGCTAGCAACAGGTACAAACTGGGATAAATCAGCAACTAGCATCAAGCATACTGCGGGTGTAATTACTATTGCGGATGCAGCACAGTAATAAATAGGCAGCCTTCGGGCTGCTTTATTTTTGGAGCACAAAATGTCTAAAGAACAGAAAGTAATTTATGAGCCGCATCCTGTAACTGAAGAGCGTAAGCGTGAGCTGAAAGGAAAGGGCTACAAGATTTTAGATGCAGCTTTTAAGCCTGATGACTTTGAAAATGATGAATATGATGAAACTGATGCTTTAGAGGCTATACATGAGTTGAATCAAGAACTGAAAGACGAAAACAGTCGTCTAAAACAAGTCGCTGAAGAAAATGAAAAATTGGCTGCTGAACTAGAGGGTCAAAAAACACAACTATCAAACGTGACGCAAGAACGAGATGCTTTGGCAATTAAGGCGACTGAACTAGAAAAAACTGTTGAAGCCTTGAACAAAACTATCTCAGATCTGGAAACTAAAAATAAGCAAAAACCTGCTCAAGATCCTAAGAATACTAAAGCTGAAGATCAGCCAAAGGAATAACCTATGACTTTTATCACCATTGCGGATGCAGAAACAATTCTAGGAACTGACTTTGCACCAGATGGTGATAAAGCGCGTTTGGTTTTGCTGGCTAACACTTGGATGAAAAATGAGATTGGGTTTGTGCCTGATCCAGTCACAGAAAATCTTAAACTTGCTGCATGTGAAATTATTAAAGGCATCCAAGCAGGTGAGATTTACAGCGGGAAGGAACAAGAGCTTAAACGCAAAAAAGTGAAGGCCGATACGGTTGAGTCTGAAAAAGAATATCAAGATGGAAGCTTTTCATTATCAAGTTTTGAGCAAATTGCCTTGGCGCTCATTGAGGCTGAGAACTTGCCAAAACACAAGTTTTTCACAATTCCGTTAGTGAGAAATTGAAATGGGCTTACGTGATGAACTTCAAGCAGATATTGCTGAAGCGTTAAACTCTGATTTGGCAGACGCTGTAGATTCTTTTACTTGTACTCGAAAGCTACTTACTGGATCTAACCCTGCTACAGGTGAAGATACTTACACCGAATATATATATGGCGGCAGAGGCGTCCTATTTGGCTCTTATTTAAAAGATTTAGTTAAGCCTATAGATTATCGCGCCACAGACTCTAAAGCTGTGTTACTGCAAAATGAAGTGATGGATGCAGCTGGTTCTTTAGTTGAGCCAGATGTAAATGATATTTGGGTGATTGGAGGCGGCAGATATCGCGTTGTGAGCTATGGACAGGACCCATCATCAAGTGTGTGGACGGCCCAATTGAGGAAGGTGTGATGATTAATAACAATTATGTTCCTGAATGGTATTCCACACCTTTCGAGCACTCTCAATACACTTTGGTGCGCAATCAAGATCAATTTGATTTGATGTATGACAATATCAACGATACAGATAAATTTCTCTCGCTTGGCTGCTCAGCGCAAGTTGATTACTACGAGGATGGAAGGCAGTGCATTGTTCAACTTGGTGATACACAAGGTAAAGATCTAATTGTGATCTATGGACTGTTATTGCACGAAGCTGTGCACATCTGGCAGCGAACAAAGCAGTTAATGGGTGAGCGTGAGCCTAGTGTGGAATTTGAAGCATATTCAATCCAGCGTATTGCCCAAGATTTATTCTTTATGTACCAAGAAAGTGAGGTCGATAATGGGATGGAGCAGCAAACCGAGTGCCTTCACTAAAACAATTGAAGCCGACCTAACTAAAAAACAGAAAGATATTGTTATTGATGCTTTAGGCGGGGTGGTGTTAGCCAGTCCTGTAGACCAAGGAGCATACAGAGCTTCACACCGAGTCAGTATCAATCAGCCAGACATGACCTTTAATGAGTCAGAGAAGGATGAGAACGGCACACCAACTATTAACAAAGGTGAAGCCGTTATTTCTAGATTGGTGCCTTATTCAACGGTCTATATCCAAACTAATGCTCCATACGCCAATAAAATCGAATTTGGTGGATTTACTACAAAGCCTGAAACAGAGAAGACTAAAGGCGGTTTTTCTAGGAATGCTCCCCAAGGAGTATATGGCATCACGTTTAACTATATTGCTCAGAAATACGGTGGTTAAAATGGCAATGACTTTAGATCAAGCACGACAAGCCATTATCACTAGAGCAATGGCATTTACTGGAATTGAGCAGACCCGAATTAAATATCCTAATAAAGACTTTGCAGTTCCGACTGATGGGCTATGGTGTGACATCAATGTTTTGTGGGGCGGCTCAATCATTGCTGCAATTGGCGATACCCCATGCACAAGACGAACAGGGATTATCTCAATAAACTGCATGGCTCGTTTAAATACTCACGAAGTAGCAATTACAAAACTTGCTGATGCTTGGCTAAGCCACTTTGAATACTACACAACTGGACAATTAGAAATACTCCAAGGCCAAGCGCAAAACCTTGGTAATAACGGTGATTTCTTGCAGTACAATGTATCTATAAGTTATCGGGTGAATTGATATGAATGACTACCAAATGATGCTTAAAGAAATAGAGCAGAAAAAGGCACAACTTGAACAAGAGTTGATGCAGCTTGTCAGTGACAAAGTCAACGAATGGCAGAGTGAGAATAATCTACCAATCAAAAGTATTTACATTGATCTTGCCGATGTAACTTCCCTAGGTGGGAATAAGAAATACATCGTATCTGGTGCATCTGTAGACATAGACTACAAGCCTTAATCACACAACAAACCTTATTCACTTTTAAACGAACCTGTCCTTAGCGGCAGGTTTTATTGTTTTCAAACTAGGAAAAATGGACAAAAAGTCATTTTTTCAACTGAAAGAATAAGCCTTGCAGCAATGCAGGGCTTTTTTGTTGCCTGAGATTCAGGCGAACACTGGCTAGAGCGACGGTTCGAAAGGAAGATGGTCATTCGACTACTCATTGCATCTTCTTGCCAGTGATTTTTTATTTATGGGTAGTCGGAGCATATCAATGAATGCAATAGTAAATTTTGAAACCAATCCATTTGTGGAAGTGGAACTTAATGGTGAAGTTCAGTTGGGTGTTAATGCCCGTGATCTGCACGGAATGTTAGAAGTAAAAGCTGAGTTCTCTCACTGGATTAAACGTAGAATTACTCAATGTAAATTTGAAGAAAATTTTGATTATGTGGTTATCGTCAAAAAAGACGAAAACCTAAAAGGCGGGCGACCGACAACCGAATACATCATTTCTGTAGATATGACTAAACATCTAGGAATGATGGAACGTAATAACAAAGGTCATGAAATCCGAAAATATTATATTGAACAAGAAAAAATTGCCCGGGATGCTTTTACGGGTCTTCAATTAGAGATAGGCAAATTGACACTCTTGGCTGATCAATGGACAGAAACACTGTCAAATGCTGGGCGAATATTAAATATTGGTGGCAAGCAGATTAAGCCAAAGATACTGAAAAAGTTAGACGAATTAATCAAGAAAACACAGCACAAATTAGATTTTGATGATGATCAAAACTAAATGAATCCAACGCCCTCAATTCGAGGGCTTTTTAATGCCCGAAAATTAAGGAGAACTTAGATGAGTTCTGGTGCACGTCAGCTAACACAAATAGCAAAAGAAAGCACAATTGGTGTAACTCCAAGCCCATTTGACCGTCAAACATTCGAATTCACTGAAAATGCATTAGATGCGACTGTGACAAAAGAGTCATCTAATTCAATTGCAGATTCACGCATTGCAAGATCTTCAATGATCACGGGTGCAGAATATGCGGGTGATCTAACATGCGAAGCGAAATACAGCCCTTTGATTCAAGATTTAATGTCCGCAGCTGCTTTTAACAATTGGGACAATAACGTACTAACTTTTGGCGGCAACGTACGTCAGACATTTAGTGTGTTGCGCGGCTTTACTGATGTGAATGACTACCACATCTTTAAAGGGGCGCATGTAAATACCTTTGGAATTGATATTCCAGAACAGGGCCTTATCACCATGACCTTTGGTCTAATGGCTCTAGGTCGTCTTGGTGCAACTACACCGCCTCTAGGAACAGTCACTCCAGCAGATGACAATCCTAAGATGTCGAACATTTCAGTTGGCGACATTTTAATTGATGGTGTTTCACAGGCAGGTATTTCATGTATTACTGCGTTCTCCTTCAACTGGGACAACTCAATGCAAGTTCAGCGCTGTTTAGGCAGTGGCATTGATCCTAAAAAGATCTTAGAAATGATTGCGGCTGGCACAGGTTCCTTTACAGCTGCTTGGTCTCAAAACACTTCTGAGATGTATGCAAAGCAATTCACTAATGCAAACATTTCACTACGGGTTCCTATCACAGATAGTGAAGGTAATGAATATGAGCTATTCATTCCTAAAGTCGAAATTACTGCAAGCCTTCCATCTGGTGGTACAGGCGACATTTTAAATACGTCATTTGACTACACTGTTGTTGATGAAGCACCAACAATCACACGTACACCTGCGACACCATAAACTTGATAGGCAGCTTAATTGCTGCCTTATTTTTGGAGAACTAAAATGGCTCTTGAAGTCAATATTCAAAGAAATAAAGACGTCAGTTTGTGGCGCGAATATAAAGATGCAGAGGGAAATGTTTTAGCTGAGTTCAAGATTCGTGGGATTAGCTATAAGCCTTACCAAGTCGCATTGGAACGTGTAAACAACCAAATCACATCTAAGGGTTTTGATGTAGCCTTAGCCTCTAAAGAAGACAAGCTCTACCATGAGCTTTTACTTGAAGCTGCTGCATGCCATCTCATTGAAGACTGGAAAGGCGTGGTATTTGTAGAAATTAGTGCTGATGAACAGGTAAAAACCGAACCACCTTACAATGCTGAAAATGCTACAAAGCTGCTAAACATGGGTGACTTGGGCATTTCTATTTGGTCCTTCATTCGAAAAGAATCTGAAAAAATGCAGAAAGAAGCCGATGCATATAAGGATGAAGTTGTGGGAAAGCTGTCAGCCTCTACGAGTGGTGCAAGTTCGGCTCAGAAGAAGAAGCGAACGACTACAGCAAAAAGCAAATAGCAATTGCTAAAGCGTTAAATAAGCAAGCTACTAATGTTTTGCAGAAGCCTGAATACTCTTACACTGCAAGCGCCATTCTTTCAGCTTACAACACCATTGCTCGTTCTAGACGATACGAGCAGGGTGTGCCTTTGGCGATTGATATAGCTGCGATCAATTCATACGTAGAGCAATACGAATTACCGGTTGAACGATTCATCTTTAACGACTGCATCTTTACGCTGGATAACTTGTTCTTGGATGAAGCTCATAAGAAGGCGACGCAAAGAGCGACGAAGACTTAGGTGCGATAAACAGACTTTAATAGCGAATGTGCGACGTTATATAGCGCGATTAATGTTACATAATACGGTCAAGTGGTTGACATTGACTAGACGATTCTGTATTGACACTTTTGTCATTAGTGAGTACGCTTGGCGGTATAGAGACCCTGTTATCAAATGATAAGAGGGTTTTCGTGTCTAGGGAGAAACTTATGAAGAATGCAGAATTTACCAAATTTTTGATTGGTATGCGTTCAGCATTTGATTTGTTGCCTGAACAAGCAAATCACAATCCAAACTTTATCGACCGCAAAGAAGTTAAAATCTACAACTTCAATGCTGAACGAGATTTAAGTAAAAGTTGGGAGCTGATTGCTTCTGTTCAAGAATGTACTTTTAAAAAACTTATTAATAAAGCTGACCATCACCAAGTTAATATAAAATATGAACCAACGTGCTACTGAAGAAGAAACAATAGAACCACATTACAATTCAACAGTGGTGCCAGAAGCTGAATATGAACCTGTTGAAATTGATGATGTAATCCATCAAAAAGCAGAGAAACTGGGTAAACCTGAAAAGTATTCATTAAAGGTGTCTCAAAGTAGAGTTGAGACACCTTTTTTACCACCTGAATATCTTGAGAGATATGAACAAATACAACCAGGCCTAGGTAAAGAGCTAATAGGGGTAATTATAGAACATCAAAAATTCCAAATGGAAGTAAAGCGGAATGAGATGGCTCTAAATGAAAAAAGCTTTGCTGAGTCTATTAAGGTTAATGAAGCAAATATTAAAGAGCAAGAAGCGATTAGGGTAGCACGAAATAGAGAAATAGATATAAAGTCTAGAGGCCAGATATTTGCATTTATCATATCTATTTTAATTCTTGCTGCTGTTGTTTTCTTCGCTTTGCTAGGACATTTGATACTGGCAGGTGCATGTGTAGCAATTATGGTTGGTATGGCGAGTGTTCTTTTTCTACAAAAAATACCAAATCAACAGAAGCCTAGCAAAGAAGAATCCGAAGGTGAAGAAGGTGAGTAGGTTGTCATAAAGACCTGCCTCAAAACATAATGTAAAAGAATCCGCCAAGTGCGGGTTTTTCTTTATGTGACATTTAATGATCAGTTTGCTAAATTACCCCAAAACAAGGGGTATTGTTGTAATAACAATACCCGATAATGAATTAATGAGCTAAATACCATTCAATGTCATGCGGTGATTTATTCCCAACATGCTCTAAAGTAAGGCCATATCCAATTGCTTTACGATTTAAAGCATTAGCATGACAAACCGCTTCAGATGCCAAGCCACATAAACGGCCTGCATAGTTACTTTGAATAGCTGTTAAAGCTGGATAGATTTCATTCTTAATGAACTTGCCAAGAATTGGAACATACCACATCAAGAATTGAACATCCTTATCTCGCAATACAGTATGAATGTGTGGTTCAGTATCTTTGTACTTCTCAGCTCTGCTGTACATAGCGATCAAGTGGTGAACATATTCAACTGCCACAGGAATTGCATCATATGGAATTTCATCAATATGTTGAACATTGAAACGTTGGTGAACCAATTTATAAGCATCGCTATAGTTCAAATGCTTGGTTTTAGACACAAGTAGATTTACGGCACTTGTTAAAGGTTCACGTTCTGATTTGTGGGTTTTGGCAACCGGTGCGCCAATCTCTTTATCAAGAACATCAAGCACCCATTTACGAAACTGCTTCGCTACAGAAGTGCGAGCAAAGAAGGTGATTAGGTGACAACCGCGAGGATTAAAGATACGTGTATCTTTTACTGAGTTGCCACTACCAAAACCCTTGACACTCAATTTGAGGGTCAAGGTCATATCGCTATTGAATTCATCTTTATTTCGCTCATAAATCTGAGTTACTGCATCAGATTTTGCATAACCCAGGGCTTTTGCAAGCTCACTTGCTGTTAACCAAATTTGATTGTTGTGCTGTACAGGTGAAAAGTTCACTTCGTTAAATGTTAGTGCTAAACTAGACATATCAATTACCTCAAAGTGGTTGATAACTCGCCCCGTCATCCGCCAAGATCATCGGGGCGTTTTATTGTGACATCACTATTGATATCACTTGACTATAATCTATAGTGATATTACTCTTGATGTCAAGCACTGAGGAAAAAATTATGACGCAATCAGAATTAATCAGGTTCCCTGCAAGACTTCTGCCAAAAATACATGAAGATCTAGTTGCATATTCCGAACAACAAGGTGAATCAATCAATACATGTATAAATGAGCTGTTAAAGTTTGGGCTTCATTATGCCCTGAAGGGGAATAAAGAGGCCTTGGATCAGTTCATGCCTGATCAGGAAAGCAATTTAATTAAAATTATTCATATTATTGATAAGTACTTACTTGAAACGTCAGTAAATGAATACGCCTCTAAAAATAGCGAGGTGTATTTAGAATTTATTGAAAATCAGTTTAAGCATTTAAAAGATATAGACAGGAAAATTTTATCTGATGTCGCTTATGCTTTGGCTCATAAGAAGTAGGTAAAGGATAAGATCAGTATTTGTTTCTATTGCTTGTAATTTAGGCTCTTGTTAAATTAGGTAAACTTTATAACAAGCGATTAACTTATGAAAAACTATTTATTGGGTCTTGGATTCATCTTGAGCCTTACTGGGTGTGCTGGAATGCCTACACCTACAGACAAGCCATTTACAGAAGTAACACAAATTGTAGAACTTCCGGGGCAATCAAAAGACAAGCTCTTTGAGTCTTCAAAAATTTGGATGGCTAAAAACTTTAAATCATCTAATGATGTTATTCAGTATGCAGACAAAAATACTGGGAGTATTATTGGCAAAGGAACAATTCAATACCCTTGTAAAGGATTTATGGACTGCTCTGCATTTGGCAAGGATTACATAGGATTCACGCTTAAAATCGATACTAAAGACAACAAAGCAAGAATTAGTTTTGCTGATTTAACGTGGAAAAGCATGCCAAGTGTAAACGCAGGTGTAGTAAACCGAGGTGGAGAATTCCCTTTGCGTACTGTCCAAATGCAAGCACAAGTAAAGGAGAAGCTTGATTCAATAATTGAGCAATACAAGTCAGATGTTGTTAAGCAACAATCAGATAACTGGTAGAACATATACATCATATAAACCCGCAATAAGCGGGTTTTTTATTGCCTAGAGGAAAGTAAGATGGCACAAGAATCACGTCTCGTCATTGTAATTGATGCAAAAAATGCAGAGCGTAATGCGCGTAATCTAGGCAATGAATTAGATAGCATTGAACGTAAAGGTGACTTTGCGACGAAATCAATGGATGGACTGTCTGTTGCAACACGTCAGCTTGCAGGTTACATGGCTGGACTTGTTACTGTTAGTGCTGCCATTTCTAAAATGGATACATACACAGGGCTTCAAAACCGCCTCAAGTTAGTTACCAATAACCAAATAGAACTTAACAAGGCAACTGAAGATACCTTTAGAATTGCTCAAAAAACCTATTCTGCTTGGGATTCTGTATTACAGGTTTACCAACGTTTTAGTGACAATGCTAAAACTTTAAATCTAACAATGGATGATACTGCACGTCTAACAGAGACAGTGTCAAAAGCTGTAGCAATTAGTGGAGCAAGTGCATCAGCAGCTGATGCTGCACTAGTACAATTTGGTCAGGCATTAGCAAGTGGAACATTGCGCGGTGAAGAGCTAAATTCTGTAATGGAGCAAACACCAGCATTAGCAAAAGCTATTGCACAAGGCATGGGTATAACTGTTGGTGAATTAAGATCTGTTGCAGCTGAAGGAAAAATAACGTCACAAGAGATTGTGAAAGCACTCCGAAATGTTGAAAAAGATGTTGATGCGCTGTTTGCTAAGACAGATATTACTATTGGGCAATCTCTAACCCTTCTTAACAACGAAATTACAAAATTTGTTGGTGAATCAGGTAAAGGTTCAGGTGCTGCACAAGTACTAGCAGGCTCAATCCAGACTTTAGCTGGAAACTTAGATGTTTTAACCACAGCATTGATGGTCGGTGGAGCATATTGGTTAGGAACTTATATTCCAGCAATTTATGCTTCTGGTGTTGCAGTAGCAGCAAAAACCAAAGAACTAGCAGCACAAACAGTTAACCAATATGCAGCAATACAGGCTGAACGAGCAGCGGCAGCACAAGAAGTAATTAACACGCAGGCAGTAGTTGCAAATACCCAAGCGACATTAGCAGCTTTGGCCGCTGAGAAAGCTTTAGAGGTGCAGCGCCTTAAGTCGCAAATCACTGAAAAAGGACGCACAGCAACTTTAACCCGTATGGCTGAGCTTAAGAAGATTGAAGCTCAAGTTACACGAGAATTAACTGTAGCTGAAAGTGCATTGGCAGCAGCTCAAACAAGAACAGCCGCTGCAGGTGCGGCTAGTGTAGGGATCGGATCACGTCTACTTGGATTGCTAGGCGGTCCTGTTGGCATAGGTATTACAGTAGCAAGCTTGGCTGCTGGCTACCTCTTGATGCGTAATAATGGCGATAAAGCCAATGATATGCTTGAGAAGCAATCGCGTTATGCTGGCATGGCGGCTGATGAGCTGATGAAGCTCGAAGGTGCTCAAAAACGAGCAGCTGAAGGCGAACTTAATAAACAACTAAGTTTGCAAAATGCGCAATTATCGAAATCACAAAATGAGTTCTTGTTACTTACCCAATCTATTACCGATAACAATAAGCAAAGCGCCGAAGCTTATCGAATTTGGGCTGAATTAAAGACTGGTGTGATTGATGTTAATCAGGCTTTTAATAAGTTAAATCAGCTTTCTTTCATTAGTTCTGATCAGATTAATCAATTGACCGATAGCAAAAAGAAAGTTGATGAAAACTCTAAAGCTGTAAAACAAACAAACAGTGAGTTAAATCAGGTCCGAACATCGGGAGCCAATGCTAAAGCAGGTTTTAATGATGTTAGTCAGGGTGCTAAGGGGGCTGTTCAAGATGTCACTGAGTTAAATAAAAAGCTAAAAGATATTAATAAATCGCTTTCTGATCGAAAATGGGATGCTGATTTTAAATCGGTTCTTATCAACAAGTATGGTAGATCGGCTGAAGAGGCGGAGCTTTTATTACAGACTTATCGTGATAACCAGAAAAAAGGTTTTGCTGGTGTTACTGTCGAACAAGATAAAATTATCAAGGGTATTGTCAGCCAAGAAAATGCACTTGATGAACTGGTGAACAAAGATAAGCAACGTACTAAGGAGCTTGAGAAGCAGCAAAAAGTTCTCACTGTAAGTGCTAAAGTTCAGGCAAATGCAGCCAAGTACGGATTTGCGGGGATTGAATCTAAGTACAACTTGCCAGCTGGGACCTTGTCTGCAATTCATGCAATTGAGACAGGAAATACAGGCCGAACAGATCAAGTAAACAAGAGTACTGGTGCAACAGGCGGGTTCCAATTCCTTGAGGGCACAGCAAAGCAATATGGTGTTAAAAACCGTAAGGATTTAGCTCAATCAGCAGAAGGTGCGGGCAAATACATGTCTTACCTTTTGAAGCTCTTTAAAGGCGATTTAGAGAAGGCTGTCCGTGCTTACCATGCTGGTGAAGGTAATGTTCAGAAGGGTAAAGGTATTGGAAAGTATAACAACCAATACTGGAAAGATTTTCAGGGATATGTTGCGGGTGCCAATGGTTATACAACTGGCGATATCTCATCTAAAGACTTTGACAAACTTCTGCAAGATGCCACAAAAATGGCAGAAGAGCAGGCTAAGCTGCGTCTTCAATTAGAGAATGATGTTGCCAATGAAGTCACCAAGATTAGAAATGATCTTGCCAAAAAGTTAGAGGATGTTGATAAGGCTAACTTCACGCCTGAACGGTCGAAAGAAATCAAGGCTGAATTAACTTCTCGTGCCGAAACTGATATTGCGATTGCTCAACAAGCTTTAAAAACCAAGTTGGATGATTACAAGCAATTCAATTTGACCGAGGAGCAATTACTTAAAGATAGTTTTGATCGTAAGAAGTTTAATGCGGCTCATGACATTGAATTAAGTAAGGATCAACGTGATGAAGCGATTAAATATCTTGATGAGCAGTACCAGTATGAACTGGAGCTTATTAAGCTTACCAAGCAGGCTCAACAGACGGCTTATGATCAGTCAAACTTAAAAGCCCTGCAAGAGCTTAAACAGCAAAGAGACCTTTTAGCAGCTCCTCTTGGTCAAAGAGCAGGCCTATCATTGCAATTTAGTGAAAGAAATGCTCTTTCAGAAAATGACACTACTCTTTTCAATAAGGGAGAGGATTACAAGACCCAACTTGCGAAAAAAGAGATTGATACTCTCCAATATCACAAGAGGATTGAAGATGCAGTTAGAATCCATGAAGAGACTAAATTGCTGATTCAGGAAGAATATGCTGAGAAGTATAAGAATTTACTTAACGAGCAATATGACTCCAATCTCTCATATGGTGAACAGATAACTGGATCATATGTAGAAATTTTCAAGACCATTGGTGGGGAACAATCAAAAGCTTTTAAAGTAATGTTTGCTGCGGAAAAGGCGTTTGCAATTGCTCGCTCAATTATGGCAATTCAGACAGGTATTGCTGAAGCTGCTGCAAACCCATTCCCTTATAACTTAGCTGCTATGGCCAGTGTTGCAGCCAGTACTGCAAGTATTGTTGCGAATATCCAGTCTGTTGCTGGTGTTTTCCACGGTGGTAAGGATTATGTGCCGAAAGAGGCTACATATCTTCTTGATAAAGGAGAACGAGTTGTTTCACCACGTCAGAACCAAGACTTAACAAACTTCTTAGCCTCTCAGCGTGAAATGAACCAATTCCAAGCAATCAACTCTAACCCATCTAATGGTGCAACCATCATCGAACCTCGTGTAAATGTCTACGTCATGGAAGGCCAAACGGCTGACGTGACTAGAAATGATGATGGTTCATTAGATGTCCGCATTAGACAGATTGCAGGTGAAGTTGCGGAGAAGGTCATGCTGGATGGAATTTACAATCAAAATAGTAGGATTGGTAAGGCCTTGAAGCAGAACTACAACGTTGCTCCTAAACGTTAATCTAGAATTTCACCCTGTTTATTCGTTAAGCAGGGTGATAAATTAAAAGCTCACTTTATAACAACTTAGGAAAAAAAATATGTCTTTTGGTCGTACTCAGGTGAATGTAGCCTTGCTTTCTGATTACATTGAACAAAATCCCGAAGATGATATTCGTGTAACGCTTGTTGCTGGTGGGCAGTTAATCACAGGAAGAGTGATTACTGAAGATACTTTCTTTTCACTTGATGACAATTTAGGTCTGCAAGAAAACTACAACAAACATGTTCGAGACGAGCGAAATAGGATCATTGCTCAGATCAATGATGGGAATACTACTGAAGAACTTCCAAACTATCTATCAGAGGATTTTTTGTATTTAAAGAATGCTGCTTATGTTCTGGGTGGGATAAGTTACATTAGTAATGAAAGTGATGGTTTAAGTATACAAGTAAGGATTTCTGATATTTCTGCTTTCACTTATCGTGGACTTAACGTCGAACCTAAATGAGATATAAGGGTCATTATAAGAGAAGAACTGTAAACGGTATGTAAGTAAAACCGTTTGAAGTATCACGTATAAGAGAGAACAAACGAAGAGCTGCCTAAGGGCGGCTTTTTCTATTTCTGAATGCGGAAAAACCGCAGGATGAACTAAAAAATTGGAGGATTTAGAATCCTAAATAAGCAAAAACCCCAGTGTTGGCGCACTGAGGTTTTTATTAACAGTTAAGGAGAAATAACTATTAATGAATCAATCTAACGAGAATATTAACACCAAACCCAATATTAGTATAGAGGGGAAAATGAGCACAAAAGACGCAGGAAAAGTAGCCATCATCATGGCGTGGGGGAAAGCCATATCCCTTGTGACAGCTAGCACAGCATCATTAATTGGTTCAATTGCTGTTTTGATTTGGCGGCTCAACAGTTAGAGATAGTAATGAATAATCAAACTTAAAACCGACCCTAAATGAGGTCGGTTTTTTTATGAGGCCTATATGAACACATTAATGTATTGCTCAACACAAGAAGGCTATTCGGTTGCATTTCGAAGTGGGGTAGGCTCTCAAGAGCTAGACGGTGGAGCACCGCGGAACAGAAGGTTAAGCAAAAATAGCTTCCACACCGTTAGCGTTCAATGGAAGGTGCTTGAAGGTGGTTTTCAATATCTTGATGCGTTCTATAACGTTTGGTGTGAAACACCAGGAGAGATGTTTAATGCGTCACTTCGGGTGAATGGTCCGGAATTCAAACCTTATAAATGCTTATTTGTTCCAGATAGCTTCCAACTCACAAGCATGCAAGGCCCAGTTTATACAGTTACAGCTCAGTTGCGTGTTAAGCCTATAGTCGATTCAGAATTGAATTGGATTATTGTAGAGACTGGTAATGGTGGGAGTGATTTGGCAGGCTTAATGAATCCATTAGAAGAACTGGTAAATGAAGATTTACCTGCTGCGATGGAGGGACTTTAGATGCCTGACTATACCTCATTCTTTCTAAATTCAAGCAGTGGTGTGGTGCCTCTGGAATGCGTTGAGATTTCGCATCCAGACTTTACAGCGCCATTCCGATTCGTGAAAAACGATACGGAAGGAGTGACAGTAAAGCATGAGTCGGCGGGGCCAGATATTTCATATAATTATCAAGCAATGTCGATTCAACGTTCTACTGTCACAAATGACTTAGACCAGAAGCTAAACCTAACAATTGCAGATGTAGATGATGAGCTTATTAAGTCAGTTGTTTCAGCACGCTTAGGTACTAATTGGAAAGTACGACCTTCTGTTAAATGGCGGCTTTATCGTGACGATGATCTAACAGCCCCAATGGTCTCCTTGCAGACATTAGAGGTTGCTACTTTATCTAAAGATGGCTCTGGCAACTGTACTTTTGATGCTCAGGCACCTGAACTTAACAGTGTGAAGACTGGTGAAATCTATTTTTTAGAAAGATTCCCATTGTTGCGGGGCATGATTTAGATGTTCTAAGGAGATTTAAATGGTTGCTACTATATTAATAAGTTTTTCATTGCTATTACTCTGGACTGCCTTTAGTAAAAAGAAGAAACCTACCCCACAATGCGAGCAAAAGTTTGATCTTGAATTAGCAGACCAACTAGGGCGTCTAAGGTATAAATTAGAAGAAAGTGCATATTCAGGTAGGAAAGTATTTGTTGATACAAAGGATTATCAAAATGAGTTCCAAGATCTTATTGCTCTTGAGGTAATTCTCAGTGGTGCAAATGTGGACTTAACACATAAGGGTAAAAACATCCCAACAGCGAAACAAGTCATGGAGAAGTTCAAGTGAACCTAGACCATCTCCATAATCGCGTTTGGACCAAAGATTACACCTGCAATGAGTTTCTATGTGATGCATGGAAGGATGTCACAGGGCGTGATCTAAAGAAACGACTAGAACGATTTTTAAATGGAAAGGGTAGTTTTAAGAAATTAAAGGAGCCCATTTCCCCCTGCATTGTATTTTTCACCAATGGAAAAAGAAGCTCGGCACATGTCGGGCTTTTTTATTGCGACAAGGTTTTGCATTTAACAGGCCGTGGTGTGCAGTACGTTCCACTTGAGATTATTTCAATGAACTTTCGGGAAACGAGGTTTTATAAATGAGTTTGAAAAAAGTCATCATCGTTCCTGATCCGTATAGTGAAGAAGGGCGTTCTGAAGAATATGTTGAAGATGTTTTAGCCTATATCTATCAACAGTTTTCTGTATGGCCTGAAGATGCAAGGATTTATCATAATCACATTGCAGATTCTTGTGATGTAACACCATGCAATCCGAGAATTATTGACGCTCAGATTAAGCACTTGCAGTCACTTGATGGAACGTTCTATGTAGTAATAAAGGGCGCAGTAGTATGGTGGTTGCCATATCTCTACTATGCAATTGTTGCAGCGACTGCGGTTTATAGTCTTTATACCGTTTTAACGATGCCAAAGCCTCAAGCACAACAGGCAGGCTCAGCAAATAATGAATTGGCACAGCGTACTAACCAAGCAAGGCTTAATGCACGTATTCCAGACCCATTCGGAAGAATTCGTTCTTATCCCGATCTAATCGCGCAAACCTATACAACTTATAAAGATGGCATCGAGATTGAAGAATGCTTGATGTGCATTGGGCGTGGTTACTACCAAATATTGGATATGCGAGACGGTGATACGGATGTAGCAAATATTGCTGGAACTTCTGTTTCAGTTTATGACCCATTTAAATCGATTATTGGGACGCCTATTTACCAAGTGGGAGAGTCTTTTACAGAGCTACCAAAGTTCGTACGAAACTCAGCATCTATCAATGGGCAGACTATCGAATTGCCCAATAGTGCAGTTGTTGAGTCGAGTAATGTATGGTTCCAAAGTCCCAACTTAATTAAATCGGCAGGTTTAGACTTCACGCAGTACTTTGCTGCTACTGACCGTGTTGCATTAAGTGGTGCTGTGTATGGTGTTCAGGATGTGAATCTTTCAGGTTCAATTATGGTCAATGAAGACAAGATGGTCATCATCGAGTCAACAACCAATATTGATAATCCAAACCTATTTAAAGGCTTGCAGCTCACTGGTGCACTAGTTGATATAGAGACTACTTCGGGTACACCACCAGTCACAGAAACAAATACTCGTGATTTATCTGGGCAGTATGTTGTTTCAGGTGTAACAAAGACTGTCATTACTGGCGGTTTTCATTATGAGATTACCTTGTCAAATCCTGAAAAGGTCAATGCTAACTGGCAGTATGTTAATAACAGCTACACCATTACTGCGGGTGCTGTACTAAATCGAAATACAAACTCAATTACTCTTGATGACACCTACACAATCAATAGCGTTACAGCTGATACGATTGCTTTAGTGAATCCCTCAGCCATCAACAGCGATTGGGATAAATTGCTTACACTTCCAAACCAAAGCACTCAAGGACAAGAAGTTTTAGTCCGTTTCGATGCAGTCAGCTCTAAGTATGTGGGGTGGTTTAACTTTGATATGCCAGAGGCAACACAAGCTGTATTTAATTTCTTCTTTCCAAATGGCCTTTTTTATCAAGATAGTAAAGGCGGTGTGTGGGAAGAAAAAATTACAGTAATTATTGAGTTACAGGCTATTGATAATAATGGTGATCCAGTTGGATCTATCACAACCATTAATCAAGAGATTCGAGCTAATAACAAGTCGCAGTTTGGTAAAACGATTTATATCGATTTGCCTACAGCTGGTTCATTTCGATTCCGCTTAAGTCGCACCACAGCAACACAAGCAGGTAAGACACAGGATACTTGCAAGATTAAGTCTGTGTATGGCATGGCTGATTCAACGATTAGTGATTATGGCAATGTGACTGTATTGCGTTCTCGTACAGTGGCTACGGATGGTGCGCTAAGCATCAAAGAACGCAAACTGAACTGTTTAGTGAACCGCAAACTTCCACTCGATGGCGCAGGCCCTTTACAAGTCACAAGATCAGCAGGGCAAGCACTTATTAATCTGGCTTTGGATGAGCACATTGGCCGCCGAACTAGCGCAGAAGTAGACATTGCACAAATCAATGCAGAGATTGCCAAAGTTAATGCTTATTTTGGTTCGGACCTTATGTCTGAGTTCAATTACACCATTGACGATGACAATCTTAGCTTTGAAGAAATCGCGGGAATGGTCGCTAGTTCTGCTTTCTGCGAGCCGTACCGGTTCGGAAGTCTAACCCGTCTCAAGTTTGAGCAACCGCAAGAGAATGCTGTCTTGCTTTTTAATCACCGTAACAAAGTGCCTTTAACTGAAAAAAGGTCATATACGTTTGGTGTGCAGAAAGACTATGACGGGGTAGAGCTTGAGTACACTTCAGATGTGGATGATGCACGTGTGAAGTACATCATCCCAGAAGACATCACACCTAAGAATCCTTTGAAGATTACTACCACAGGTATTCGCAATGAAGCTCAAGCGAAAGTGCGAGCATGGCGTGAGTGGAATAAGCTTCGCTACAAGTACATGTCTTGTGAAGTTGAGGTTCTGGACGAGTCAGAATTACTGATTCGTAATGACCGAATCCTCAATGCTGACAACACAGTTGTAGACACTCAAGATGGTGAAGTTGAAGCGGTAGACGGATTGATTATTCAAACATCACAGGAATGCACATTTGATGTTGGTAGTGATTACTTTATTCACTTACAGATATCGAATGCAACTGTGGATGTGGTGCCATGTACAGCGGGTGTTGATAAATACCATGTAGTGCTTAGCCGACCACCTGTGCAGCCACTTGTCGTGAGCGACGATCGATACGTTAAAACACTCTACACCTTGGTTCGCGCTGATCAAACTGAAGCTCAGGCATTCATGCTTGAAGAACTTACCCCTCAAACTCAAATGACCAATACGCTTAAGGCCTCAAACTACGATGCCCGATTCTATGAGCGTGACCATGACTTTATTTAATTAATTAACAGAAATCCAAGCCCCTTTATCGGGGCTTTTTTTTATGCTTGGAGAAAAGTAATGGCTGAAGAAATCATTACTCGGGAAGAACTTGTAGACGCCAAAGTTGATGCAAAAGACTTGGGTGAGTGTGTCAATGGTAATGAAACTGGAATAGTTACTCCACGCTATGGTGAAGCTTATTCAACATTACCAATGGCAATTCAAATTATTCAAGAATCGGGTGCAGATGCAGCTGCTAAATTGGAAAACGCTGGCGGTTATATCTCTGTACCAACTCTTGCAATGCTTAACGCAATAATGCCCGCATATAATTATCAGCTTGCACGTGTTGAAGCGACCGGAGATGAGTATCGTTGGGAACCAACGGCCACTCCAACACCAAAATGGGAAGCTACTGGGCGTAATTATTTAAGTGAAGCAAAAGCAGACGCAACAGCCAAAGCAAATGCTGCTGAAACTAATGCAAAAAGTTATACAGATACAGAAAACTATAAATTCGGCTTTTTAAAAGATAAGATCCCTGATCCCATGAGTAGCCTTTTTTATCAGTTTGCAGTTATTAATGCGGTAAAACAAATTTTATTCGGAGCGGGGGATAAAGGGGTTGATGCGGGTTGTTTATCAATTAGATCTCTTGAAAGTGGAGGTTTTTTTGATAAAAACATGAATGCACCAATTCTTATTAATGATGATGGTACTGTTAATATTCCGTTCTTTCGATCGATTGCCACAAGTGATTTAAAAGTTGATCTTGAGCAACTAAAAAGCAAGTCAGGCAATGTTCCGTTTAATCCTGCATCGGCTATATACAGAAGCTTTAACCACATAATTATTAACGGACAGTCACTATCGACGGGTGATGGCACTAAATATGGGGGGGTTACACTTAGCACTTCTCAGCCCTATAACAATTTGATGGTTAAGAGCGGGGTTTTATCTCAGTACGCTGATAGACCATTTGATGTTTCTCAATTTATCCCTCTTGTAGAAGCCGAATACACTCCTGAAAACTCTACAGAAACGCCAACTTCATCAGTATGCAATGGTTTGTCAGCGCGTCTTGTGAAGCATGGTTATCCAACAGCATCAACAGTATTTATTGGCTCAAATCACGGTAAGGGAGCGCGCACAGTAAAAATGCTGTCAGAGTTTGAACGGGGTGGCGAAGGCTGGTTTGAAAAGATGGTAACTCAAGCAAAAGCGATCCATGATCGTGTTATTGCTATGGGTGGTGAATACAATCTACAAGCAAGTGTGTTTTGGCAAGGTGAGTATGATCAATGGGGAAATGGGCTAAGTGATAACTACAAAAACATGATGGCTTATGCTGAACAAGTAGCCCACCTATTTGATCTATTTAATCAAATTATGACTGCTTATGCCGGTAAGCCAATCAAGCCTTTTATTGTACTTTCCCAAACATCAAGTCATGCGAAATATCAAAAAACAAATCCATGGGTTGCATTAGCTGAACTTTATCTAGCGCAAAATCGTGATGACTATTTGTTATCACACCCTGATTACTGCCTAGGTCGTATCGCTTTAGATAATCTTCACCTTACACCAATAGATACATGGATTGGCGGACAGTATGCGGCGCGGGCAATCGAGAAATCTATAACAGTTAAAAAATGGATGCCGTTGCACTGTAAGTCTGCAACATGGGTGGGTAATACTGTCACGCTTGATATGCACGTTCCGTCCGGACAACTTGTTTTTGATAACTATTTTGGCGAATTAATCCCTAACTATGGTTTTGAAATTTGGGAAGATGGTGCGTATGTGAACATTATCTCTACAGTTGAGATTGTGGGTACATCACAAGTGAAAATTACATGTTCACGTGAGCCATCACTGACGGCAGAAGTCACTTATGCTTTTTGGCGGTCTGGCAAGCCAGTAGCAGCGGGTAAAGCTGGAGGTGCACGAGGAAACCTGCGTGATACTAACGGACTTATTGACGTAGTAACAGCACCGGATTCAACAACATACGCACTTCATAATGCATGCGTAACTTTTAAAGTTGGGAGATAAACATGAGCACAGCAATTATTAACCGTGAAGCTCAATACAGCGCATTCTTACTTGATGGTTCAGGTATTGCATCTAAAGTTGGACTTGAATTGGCGATTCGAGGAAAGCTACTTTCTGATAAAGCTGACATATCAGGGAATTCGGTTGCTGTTACCATTGCAAGTGGGCAACAAGGTAGTGTTGGCTATGAGCTAAATTCAAGCGCATCAAACATAGCAGATATAACAGATAGCAATAACACAGAAACGTTAATTGTTGCTGTAAATATTAAAGCGATGGGATCCGGAGCTTTTAACTATTCATTTGGAACAACCAATGGTGTGATTGATGCTGATGCGCAAAAAGGCAACTTCGGTATTCATATTAATGGCTCTGTATCTTCGGGAAACATTACTATTTATCCCATCCCGCTATACAGTAATGCGGGTGCTTTGAAGCCATATACTGCAACTGGTGTAACTACAGCTATTACAGACGCAGCTAATAGTAAAACAGGACTAATGTATATAGTTGCAACATTAAATCGAAACACTGGTGTTTTTGATATTGCTGTAAAAAATAAGGGCTTGAGTATATCAAAGACATTAACACAAGCTGAGATTGGTCCATCGGTACTTGCAGCTCGTACAGCTCCGCTTAGTAAGCATTGGTTAAGTAATGCATCTGTATTGGGCGCATCTTCGGATGCTCCGGTTATGATGCGCTACAACCGTGTTCTTTCTCCTGCTGAGATAGAAAAGCAGTATCAGCGTGACAAAACTATTTTAGCATCACTTGGCTATAGTGTTGGAGCCTGGTTATAAACAGAAAAATTACTGATGATGAGCTGAAAAAAATTGAGTCAATCATTCAAGTGGTAATTACTCAATAAATCACCAAGAGCCCTTTGCTTAAATAGCTTAGGGCTTTTTTAATGCCAATAAATTAGGGGAATAATCATGCAAGAGCATGAAAAGGTTGCACTTCAATTAATCTTAATGGGAGTAGTAATTGCCATGGCAAAGGTACTTGTAAGCACAGAAAAACATACATGGCGTGTTGTACTGGGTCGAGCAATATTAAACGGCTTTACAACACTTGGCGCAGGTGGTGTTTTAATCTGGATATCAGATTTAAGCATGTTGGGAGTTCTTGGGCTAGGTGCATTTCTAGGAACATTAGGGAGTCAGTTTGTAGAGGCGCAGGCTAGCAAATTTGTGAAAGACAAGGTGAAACCTAATGAAGATCAGTAATGTTGGAATTAATCTAATCTCAAGCTTTGAAGATACTCGACTTAAAGCTTATGACGATGGTGTAGGAGTCTGGACCATTGGAATTGGCACCACAGTATATCCGAATGGCATGAAGGTTAAAGAAAGCGACACTTGTACACTTGATCAAGCTAAATCCTATTTTAAACAAGATCTAGCCAAGTTTGAAAAGACAGTGAATGACTCTGTCAAAGTAGCCTTAACTCAAAACCAATTTGATGCTCTAGTTTCATTAACCTACAACATTGGTTCAGGTGCTTTTAAAGGTTCAACTTTATTAAAGTTGCTGAACAAAGGTGACTATAAAGACGCTGCTGATCAGTTTCTTGCTTGGAAAAAAGCAGGAGGTAAAGTTTTACCCGGTTTAGTTCGTCGTCGTGAAGCTGAAAGAACACTCTTTTTAAAGAAGTAACTTATATGTGTAAACGTACTAAAGTTGCATCGATCATCACACTGCTGTGCCTCCTTTTCTCAGGTTGCACAGCTCACACTATAAACACATCAGTTAATGTGGGTATTTGCGTTAAGGCTCTGTAGGCTTATTTATTAATCTTAGGTAAGCCTTCCCAACTAAAGTAATTCTGAGTTAGTTTTTCTCGAGTCATTGACCAGCCACGGTTAGGCAAGCGACAACTACCCACAGCAATTTTATGTTTCCCAAACTTCTCGACAACTTGTTCTAGAGTTGTCATTAAATTCTCATCCTTTTCGACCTTGCTCCAATCTGTCAGCAGATCATAGTTAAAGGTATCTTTAGGCTCTAAGCCTGTCAAAATCACACCGCACTTCTTGTATTCAATTCCCCGCGCATATAGCTGTCTTATTAGAAAAGTAGCTATCTGAACCATCTTTAAGACATTATCAGTCGGTACCGCAACCGGTAGAGAAAGCGATCTATTAAAGAAAGACCTATTTTTATCAAAAGGGTTTGACTGAGCAAAAACAATAATACAGCCACACAGCAATCTATCTTTTCTTAACCTCACCACAGCATTTTGCATGTATAGCGAAACGGCTTCTTGAAGGTCTATAAGTTCAGTAACTTTCTGCCCAAATGACTTAGATGAAATAATCTGCTTTTTACTTGGTGGTGAATGTTCAATCTCAATACATGATATGCCTTGCAGTTCATAAACGGTTCTCTTCATGACTACTGAAAACTGTTGCTGAATATACTCAGGGCAGGCCATAGCCAAATCTAAAACAGTATTAATGCCCATGGTGCCTAGCTTCTTGGAATGCTTTCTCCCAACTCCCCAAACTTCTGATACATCAATTGAAGCTAGATACGATTCCTTATTGCAAGGATCCATGGCAACTAAATTACACACACCATCAAATGCTTTATTCTTTTTGGCAATGTGGTTCGCGATCTTTGCTTCAGTCTTTGATCTGCCAATCCCAATACATACCGGAAGGCCAATCCACTTCCAAATCCTTTCCTTCATACCGTGGCAATAGGTAGTAAGATCATAATTATTTAAATAAGCTGTGAGATCTAGGAAACACTCATCAATTGAATAGACTTCTTGCTCGCTCTCAGTTACATATGTTCGCAAGATAGCCATGAATCGCTTACTCATTTCAGCATAGACACTATAGTTGCTCGAAAGCACCACAACATTATGTCTTTCTACAATGTCTCTGATCTGAAAGAGGGGAACACCCATCTTGATACCAAGATCTTTCGCTTCTTGACTTCGAGCTACAGCACAGCCATCGTTATTGCTGAGGACGATAACGGGGCGGTTATTCAGCTCCGGTTTAAAAAACCTCTCACAACTGACATAGCAGTTATTCACATCGACAAGTGCAAAGATTCGCTCTCTCATGGTTATCTTGAAAACGTTACAAATTCAAAATAAATGGTAGAGCTGAGCCTGAATAAATTCAAATTTAAAAAGTTGTGGATAAATAAGCACTAGTCGTAACTTGTCGCAGTGATTAGTGCATTTGGTCGGAAATTAGTCTTTCCAGCTATCAACAATATCGGCCCAGTCTTGCATCATTTTTCGTCTAGCATCTAAGTGCTGCGAATGGTCATAAGATGCTTTGGTCTTGTTAGATTCAGCATGAGCAAGTTGTCTTTCTATCCAAGCTTCTTCATAGCCTTTTTCATATAAAAGGGTAGAAGCTGTTGCACGAAAGTCGTGGGCAGTCACATCATTCAACCCAATGTATTTAAGCATTCTATTGAGTGTGGATTTATCTAACATGCCATCAGGTTTATAAATAGCAGGGAAAACATATTTTTTATTTCCTGAATTTTTATACTGTTTTTTTAGAATCTCATAAACCTGGTCAGACATAGGCAAAACATGAAGTCTGTATTTCTTCATGACTTCTCTAGGAAATTCAACTAAACGCTTATCAAAATCAACCCATGGCCATTCCATTTTTCTAATTTCAACAGATCGAAGCATTGAATACAGCAGGATGTAACCTGCATTTTTCACAGTCTCTGAGCCATTGTAGTTATCAATATTAGTTCTGATAGTCCTTCTTTCATCACGGTCTAAAGGTTTAGCGTGGTTAATTTTAGGACGTTCAATTACATCGCGAACTGCATAAGTAGGATCATTTACAGCTCGAAGAGTTGCGATTGCATACCGCATCACTGCGCCAACAAACTTTCTATTCTGAATTGCTGTTGTTTCGCCAGTACCAAAGTTCTTCTGTTTGCTTACACGCTTGACAGTGTTTTGAATTATTTTAAGCACGTCAGCCGCAGTGACATCGTTTACATCCTTCTTCCCAATTACAGGAGAAATATCTTTCTTTAAAGATGTGATAAAACATGTCTTATAAATATCTGACTTATTATTTAACCTCTGTTCAAAATATTCCTTTGCAACAATGTCAAATGTATTGGCAACTTTTCCCTGCATTGCCTGACGTTCTTTTTTGCGAGAATCGACCGGATCAATTCCTTTAGCTAATTTCGCCCTAACTTCATCTTTTAATTGACGAGCATCTGCCAAAGTTACAGAAGGGTACTCGCCAAGGCTCATTGATGACTCTTTCCCATTTAAAACATATTTCAGTCGCCAAAATTTAGCTCCCGTCGGACGCACCTCTATATAGAGTCGATCCGCATCTAAAAGGCGATAAACTTTCTCTTGAGGCTTTAAGGTTTTAATCTTTGCGTCGGTTAATTTTATGTTTGACAT